ATCAGGCTGCCAGAGAATTTGTCACCACCATTCCAAAACAGTTTGACCTTCCTCCTGCGGTATTCAAGATCATTATTAGGATCAGATGGCAGATTCATCCACCTCTCCCACCGGCTGATTGTCTCTTCATCTGCAGTGTCGATGAACTGGTCCTGTATGAGCCGTTCCAGTCCTTCCGCACCGATATCCAGCGTCTTACCAGCAAACCGGTAATTCACATCCATTTCGAGCAGATTCTTGTAAAAACTCGGACCATATGAGAGCAATTCCTCATATCCACTTCTCTGCTGATTGTAGAATACTGTATCAAACATCGATCAGCACCTCCCTCACGACAGGTGCGTTTTCTTTGCCGATGCTTATATTTCCTGTTGCTCCGGACAGCCGCAGTGACGTAGGATCATAGTCGAGTATGCTTTCTGCTGCGGAAATAATGGATCCGATTGCAGATGCACGTACAATAACCTCTTCTTCCCCACTGATTACAAGGG